CCTGCATCTGCAAATGTTGGTGAGTTATTTAGGGTAACAGGTACTGGTTTGTACATATATGATGGTGGCTGGAAAACTATTCCCCAATATACTGCAAATACAGGCACTGCAAGTATTAGAACTCTTGCGACATTACCTGCAGATGTAACATATTATAATGCAGGCGATTTAATAATTGTTGGGGGAAGAACTTATATATTAAATGAAACAAAAACATCTTGGACATTATTTACTCCAGGTGCAGCAAATACTATAACTAATATTGTATTATCTGCAGGACAAGTAACAACAAACGTATTAGCAAATAGTTCTGTAACTGCAGTTAAGATATTGGCAAATACTATTACAGGTAGTAAATTAGAAGATAATACTATCACCTCAACAAAGATACAAGATGAGGCAGTAACTGCGACAAAAATTGCAGCAAATAGTATAACATCTGCAAAGATACAGGCGGGAGTAATTACATCAAGAGAGATTGCAAGTAATTCTATTCCAGGATCTAGATTGCAGGTTGGTTCTATTACTTCTAGAGAATTGGCCTCAGCTTCAATACCCGCAACAGCTGTAACTGCAAATACATTATCAGAAATATCTCAAAATGCCGGCAATATAGTATCAGGAATTTTTAGTTCAGCTGACGGTAAAATGGTTATAGATTTAAATAGTAAATTTATTAGAATTGAAATATGAGCACAACTGTTTTTTGGGCGGGTAATGTCGCTAACATTGCCGTAGTATCTATTTTTAATAATCCTACAAGCGAGGAAGGTAATAACAAACCATTAACTAATAGATTTAATAATTTAGCCAATATTTACCTTGATTCTAGGTTTAACTATATTAGTTTATCTTCTCAATTTAATTTTACTTATAATTATGGAAATGTTAGTGCTGGAAATTCAGGTAACTCGATTACTACGGTTGCTTATCATAATTTAGGGTATCCTCCCGCGGCAATAATGATAGATATAGATACCAGAGAAGTTTTAACTAATAGTAATTATATTCAAATAATAAACTATGATTCTTATAGAACAATATCATTATTAATTGATTCTGAAAAATTTTATATCAAAGAAAACTACAATACAATTACTTCAAATTTACCTTCAATGACAAGACGTTATAATATTTTTGCGTTTACTAATACCGCGGATTCCAATTAAATGTCTTATCTTTTAAATTTATCTCCAAACTTAGTCACACTAAGTAACGTATTTACCACACTAAAATCCCATATTGTTAAAGATAATAATCAATTAGAAACAGGAACATTTTCATTTACTAAAACATTGGTTGCGTCTGAATTAAGACTATATCAAGAAACAGAAGATGGATTGCTGTATGGATCATATAATGATTCAGCAACAAGACAATTACTAGATCCAACCGATCCTATTAACGGACCCTTTATAGAAAATTATTCTAGATTGGGAGATTTAAATTTAGATAATTTTGTAAATCTATTACTAATAGATAAACCTCCAGTTAGAGCAGGTTTTTATAATTTTGAAATACAAGGATTAACCTTTACAGGAATAATTAGACAACTAACAAAATATACTCACTATGATTGGGAAAAGAATGCGGGCAAGTATTCATATGTGCAAAAAGGTGATTTAGGGTATGCCATAGAAATTAGTAAAAATTTATTATATACTGCAGAATCTTTTATTTCCCCGTTAGTAGGATTAGACGGAAAAAATCCAACTGTATATGTTTATACTCCTACTGATTTAAATTTGGCTTTACGAAATTTAAATGGAAGTGAAAAAATAACATCAAGTACTGCTGTTAGTAATCCAAGCTCATACGTTCAAAGTATTCCTGGGGCAAATACTAAAGTAACAGGAACATTGCCGATTACAATTTTTTATATTACTCCTGAAGAAGCACTACGGTACATTGCAAGTTATACAGATCTTATCGTTGCATTTGGTAAAGATTATAAAAAAGGACAAGATCACTATGCAAGATCTGGGGCGTTAGAAGGAAGAACAATTACTTTTGATCCTGTGGCGTATTTAAATAAGTATTCCGATTTAAAAACACAATATGGTTATGATACCTATAATGCAACTATACAATATATAACCACAGGTTATTACGAAGGCAGAACAATAGATAATGCAAGTAATTTTAATCCTTTATCCGGAGGATTGTATAATATTGCAGCGCAATCAATATTAGCCTCGGGTACTTTCATATGGCAAAATGGTCCAACCATTAAAACGTCGGGTAAAGATTTTACTTATAATTATAATAGTACAACATATAATAGCGGAACTATAATAGATTTTACTAGTAATGTACATTATTTAAGGATAATTTAATATGGGAATATCTTTAAATAAAAATAATGCTTTTACAATAACAGATAATTTAGGTAGTACTAAATTTTCGTTAAATAGTAAAATGCCTCACATCCTACACGAGGTTACAGGTAATGTGGCTATCCCTGGATTATCTTTATCCATAGGCCAACAAACATTAACAAGAGTAGATACTTTAGTAACATTAGCAAATACTTATATCTCTACAGATAATTCTAATAATTTTATTTTTCCATTAATAAAAATTACTGGGGGAGTTGCTGATACTGGAGGTAAAGTTCTTCCTGCTCTAGGGTCTACTGTGTTAAGAACTATAAAAGATCAGACAACAAATACTGTGTTAGGTACATCAGTATTAGATTGTATACAGGATCAAGGTAGTTTAAAACTTATATGCACTAATAATTTTGACAGAGGAATCTCAGGATTTGCAATAGGGGATGACGGAATTACAATATCCTATCGAGTTTATTACGGAAGATTTAACTAATAAATACTACAATGGCAACGAATAAAAATATAAACATAGACCAACGAGCATCTTTTATCGATTATGCTCAATATTTAGATATCTCAAAAACACCAATATCTTTAGTTGGGTATAATGTAAAAGCTCAATTAAGAAAATCTTACTATTCATCTAACTCCGTTTCTTTTACAACAGTATTGGTCAACGCATCAAATGGAAATATTTCTATATCTTTAACTGCATCTCAAACTGCAAATCTTGACGGAAGATATGTTTATGATATAACCGCAAATACTGCAAATACTACGATAAGAATACAAGAAGGTATTGCAACAGTTAATCCAGGAGTAACCCGATAATGGCAACCGTAACAACTAGAGAACAACTAAAAGATTATTGTCTTCGACGATTAGGTGCACCCGTTATTGAAATAAATGTTGAAGAAAATCAAATTGAAGATCGCATAGATGATGCGTTTCAATTTTATAGAGAATATCATTATGATGCTGTAGAAATGGTTTATCTAAAACATCAGTTTACAACCGACGATATTAATAACCAGTACATATCTGTTCCGGATACAGTAGTCGGTGTAAATAGAGTACTACCCTTTAGTAATAAGTCAGATGGTACTAATATATTTAGTATTCGATATCAAATATTAGTAAATGATCTTTATAGTTTAATGTCTACTAACATTATTTACTATTATCAGGTTAAATCAGAATTAGAATTAATTAATCAAATTTTAGTGGGTATCAAACCTATAAGATTTAATAGACATATGAATCGTCTATATATAGATATGGATTGGGGAGCAGATGCTACCGTAGGGGATTTTATTATTGTAGAATGTTATCGTATATTGGATCCAGAGACATATAGAGACGTATATAACGATATGTTCCTTAAGAGATATTGTACTGCATTGATTAAACGTCAATGGGGTGAGAACTTGAAGAAGTTTAACGGAGTACAACTCCCCGGCGGAGTATCAATCAATGCGGATCAGATTTATCAAGATGCATTAACTGAAATAACACAGATTGAATCTGAAATGCAATCTAGATTCGAATTACCTGTAGATTTCTTTACAGGATAAACTTTAAGTATTTTATTAACAGGGTACATAGCAAATGATAACACCTTGTCAATAGAAAGTCAATACAATTATGGCAACCGTTAACCCTTATTTTCAATCTGGTGGTACGATAGGTAGGTCTTCTGAACAAAGTTTGTACGAAGACTTAATGATCGAATCCATGAAGATTTATGGTTTTGAAGTCTATTACTTGCCGCGTAAGTCTAACAGTTTGGATTCTATTTTATCAGAAGATTATTTGAACACGTTTGATTATGCCTATCCTATTGAAATGTATTTGGAAAATACTATGGGGTTTGAGGGCGACGGCGAATTGATGTCTAAGTTTGGTTTAGAAATTCGAGACACTGGTACTTTTATAGTTTCAAGAAAGAGATGGACAGATGTAATTGGTTCTCAGAATGTAACTATTCTTCCCCGTCCAGCAGAAGGCGATATAATATTTTTTCCGAAATCTAAATCGTTTTTTGAAATACGCAAGGTTGAGGGCAAAGAACCTTTTTATCAGGTTGGCAAATTATACGTCTTTAAAATGATGTGTGAATTATATCAATTTTCCAATGAAAGATTCAATACGGGTGTTTATGAAATTGATAGTTTAACAGCGGAGGCTACTCTGGATGTTGAAGATCATCAATTATTGTTAGAAACCGGGGATGCTTTATTATTTGAAGTAAATGCGTTGACTCCGATTATACTAGAAAATTATAGTTTATCTGCAGATGGCCATGTTCAAATTGGCGCTCAGAACGAAGCATTTACTGATGAAGGAAAAGATGTGCTAGATTTTTCTGAAAGAAATCCGTTTGGTGAGGTATTCCAATAATGTTAGATCAAAGATTTTACTGGGGTACCATACGCAAGTCAATTGTTGCTTTTGGTAATATGTTTAATAACATTACCATTGAACGCAAAGATGCTGACGGAAATGTAGTACAACTACAACGAGTGCCTCTCGCGTATTCTCCGCAACAAAAATTCTTGGCTAAAATTAAACAACAGCCCAATGTGGATAATACTAATTTCCAAGTCATTCTTCCTAGAATGGGATTTGAAATGGTTTCGCTTGATTATGATCCTAACAGAAAAATTAGTCCAATGCAACAAAGTAGAACCATTAATAGTTCTACATCCGCTTCTGCTCAGTATGCGCCCACTCCATATAACATAAATGTATTACTTTATATTTATGCTAAAAATCAGGATGACGGTTTACAAATTATAGAACAAATATTGCCCTACTTTAATCCAGATTATAACTTAACAATCCATGCTATTCCTCAATTAAATATTAATAATGATCTTCCCATAATATTAAATTCTATAGGATTTGCCGATGATTATGAGGGCGATATGACAACTCGCCGAGCAATTATGTGGACATTGAGTTTTATTATGAAATTAAACTTTTATGGACCCGTTAATAAACAGGGCATTATTAATAAGGTTACAACTAATACGTTCAGAGATGCTGCACTAAGTTCTCAGCAGTCTAGAATAATTGTAAAAGGAACCGGCGATTTGGCAAATACTATTCCTGCTGGCAATGTAACATATCTTAATACCTTTGAAGATTTTTAAATGAAAAATATTGAACAACTAAATAATCTATTTAATTTAGATCCCATGATAGATAAACCAATGGAATTATCCACGATTCCTGAATCTATAAATTCTAATAAGGATATAGATCAGGAAGACGATTATCAATTAGCAAGACAAACTATGAGAAAACTTCTAATGAAGGGTGAAACCACATTGGATGATCTTATTGAATTATCTAAAAATTCTGAGCATCCTAGGACATATGAGGTTGCAGGGCAATTTATGAAGACTATGTCCGATGTA